GAGGAGACAAGCGTTACTTCAAAGACCGAGAGATGACTATCTACCATAGACTAGATGGACCAGCAGCCGAATTGACTACTGGAGATAAAGTATGGTGGGTTGATGGTAAATGTCATCGTCTTGACGGACCAGCAATTGAATATTCAGATGGAACTAAAGAATGGTGGGTTGATGGTAAAGAACTAACTGAAGAGGAATTCAATGCTTTAACAGCTCCAACACTAGAGTTGACACTAGATGAAATTGCTGCTAAGTTTGGAGTAGATGTGAGCAAGGTAAAGATTGTAAAGTAAAAGGAACTCTAATATAATAAGGTATGAAAGAAATCAAAATCGGTGATCTATTCATTGACAGAAATGAAATCTTTAAAGTCACACATATCTTTTCTTCAAATGATAAACGCATATACACATGCGATACATGGATCGAAGGTGAGGGTTTTGTTGATAACAGCGACTATGATATGTTCACAGATCAACACGTTGAAGACTTTGGTTTTGAAATCTACAGCCCAAAATAAAATATGAACGCACAACAAAGAATATACGATAGAATATTACTTAATCATTCCTTTTATCCAATCTGACCCTAGATCTTCTTTAGATCTTCTATTAATAATTCCATTATTATACCATTTTAAACCTTTAGAATTTTTACTTTTTTTAATATTTCTTTCTTGAGTATGTTTAATGCCAGTAAGCGTATTACTTATTTTATTTTTAGTTTCCAAGGAAATTGGCAATCTGTTTTTACGAGCTTTACGAAGATTTTCCTTTCCCGATTCACTCATAACTCTTCCTTTTTGTGATTCACTTTTTCTTTTATTTTGTTCCTCAGTATGTTTTCTTCCTTTGAGTGATTCGCTTATTTTTTTTCTCGTCTCATCTGAGTGAGTATGACCTTTAAGTTTTTTGCTAATTTTTTCTTTATGATTTTCTGAAAGATATTCTTTAGTTCTAAATGTCAATCCGCCATTACTTTCGTTCAGATATCTTGGATTATTTTTTGCATCTACCATATTTAAAAAATTATGTTCATAATCAATAACATCTTGTTTAGTTGCATAATGTCTAATACAAAGAACTCTAAATGAATCTAATCCATCAGATTCAATTAACTGATAAATTAACGATGATGAAGTTTTATAACCATTACTTGTCATGAATGTAGAGGAATCGCAAGTTTCGATTGCGTATTTTCTCCCATGATATATTCTCTTTGATGGGATATGTTCTATCCAATAAACATAAGGACTTTTAGATGTTAATCCTTCTGGTAAAAATATTTTATGCTGCATAATACTCGATGGTTGTTGTAGATCTGGCGGACAGTAGGATGTCGCGGTCAGAATTTATACTCTTATTTACACATATTTAATCTTTACTTTTGAAAAAACAATTATATAATAATCTTATGACAGCATTAGAACGAATTAATTACAATGAAATGGAAGTACTTTATAAAAAAGTTGGACGAAAATACATTCCAGTAAATGACCCTTATGCGATAAATGGTCTTAGAGAAGGTTTTTGGTTAGTTAAAGTTGCTCCTGGTTCTACTTCTATCCGTCAGGCAGTCTATCCTCATAAAGCAGAGATTCAAGCCGCAGCTAAAGACAAAGAAGATCAATTGGTTGAAATCATTCGTAAAGCAAGTGAAGCAAGACCGCAATCAAATCCATTGACTCCAGAGGCTCTTGCTGATTGGCAAGCATTCATTGCTAAACACGGCCAACAGTTCAGTTTACTTGAGTATCCATCTATCCAAGAAAACGCAGAGAAAATCATCGAAGCACTACTACAAAAATAACAAAAAATAATAAAATTACTATGAAAAGCTGTAACTCTTTTTTCAATCTCGCAATGGCCTATATTGTAGGTGTTGTTGGATATCATCTCAACAATCATAGTGTATTCTGGGGTATCATTGATGCTCTATTCTACCCGATTGCAGTAATTAAATGGCTCATCTGCGGTGAGCTTTCAATGAGCCTTATCAAAGAATCATTTCCATTCTTCTTCCAATAATTATGAAAAATAAAATTCAGTGGGATGTATTCCTTGCATGGGTTGTAGCGCTTAGTATAAGCTGTGCGTGTTGGTGGTACGTTATTACTTCAATCTACAAAATGATCAAAGGTGATTAAGAAATTTTTTAATAATGATATTACAAAAGCCAACTATAAACATTAGAATCAATAACATTGGAGCGAGGATACCAACTTATATTGGTACTCCTCCTATTAATGCACATAAGATACTATCTATCGTACAATACTATCCTTGTTCATATTACGGCAAGCTAGAAGAATATCTTGATGATGGTTGGGAAAGGAACGATACCTATCTTCAAAAAAATAATAGTTCGATTTCTTTATCTTTATTTTCGATTGAAGAGTTAAGCATATCAATTGCTGGAATTGAATACAATCCCAGAGAACTTTGCACTGACTTGACCAGTGTAGGTGAGCGACTACTCCATCTCACGAAAAAAGATCGTGAAGACTTTTTTGAGGTATATGAACTTGCAACGCGTAAGTTGAGAGAAATTTGCAGCGAGGACGATTAAATTAAAACTTATGAAACTAACACTAATACAATTAACTAAGCTTATCGAAGAGTATAAAAATCTCAGTGCAGCTTGTGATGCAGCAAGAGCGGCTGGATGTCTTGAAATTGAAGGTAAACTGCAATCTGCAATTTGGTCTACAATTGAAACCATTATTGATTTTTTTGATCCAGAAGGATGGATCATGTGGTATATTTTAGAAAATGACTATGGAGCTAAAGGATATGATGCTGGTTATAAACATAACACAAAATCAATTAAAACACCTGAAGATCTATTTTGGATTATGTATAGTTGTCCCAAATGAAACAAATTATTGAAAAAATATAAATATTATGAAAGCTGAATTATTAAATTATTTTGGAGATGATCTTATGGTTGTAAACGCTGCTCGTGTTTCATTTGGAAAAAATAAAGATACATTTGATACAAAGGACGAAAAATTGATACAATACCTAGTGGATCATAAACATACAGCACCTTTCAGACATCCTCAATTTCAATTTAGAATTGAATGTCCAATCTTTGTAGAACGTCAACTATTCAAACATCAAGTTGGTTTATCTGCAAATAGCATTAGTGGCAGATATGTGGATTTTTCTGATAATTATTTTCATGTTAAAGAACTTAGAAGACAATCATCGTCATCTAAACAAGGAAGCGAAGGATTATTAGATAGGCCAGATTTAATTAGTCGGATGGATCATCATATTGCATTAGGTAAAAAATTATATGAAGAACTATGCGATACTGGAGTAGCTAAAGAGCAAGCTAGAGTAATTCTTCCCCTTTGTTTAGAGACGCAATTTATTTGGACTGGATCTTTATTGGCATATATCAATATGTGGAATTTAAGATTAAAGTCTGACACACAACAAGAGACTAGAGATATAGCTAAACAAATGCTTAATCTCGTTAAGGGCATTGAAGGTAATCCATTCGAACATACATTAAAAGCATTTAATTATTAAAATTATGGAAATGGCATATTTAAAAGAAAAACTACCAATCAAAATAACAGTCGAAGGTGGTCCTATATTACACAATACTATTCAATTATCGATTGGTCCATATGCTTCTTTGGAAGATTGGATTAATGTATTTAAAACAATTCTAGTTCATCAAACGTTTACGTTTGAAACTATAAATGAATTGTTTGAGTCGGAATATAAAGAAAGTATCACAAAATATGACTAGATCTATTTTAATAAAAATGATGCAGCACCAATAAATAATTTATATGAACCATCTTGAAGATGATTTTCTAATAATTAGGAGAACAGATGATAATACTTATGATGTTTTTTACAAAAGTAAAAGTGGAAAACTTGACTTCGTTTCAAATCATGATACATATGAAAACGCTGTCGAAGACTTAAATCAATCAGCCGATAGCGAATATTTAAACAGCTGGAAGGCTGATTTAAAAAGAAATTTTAAAGAATCATTTGAAGAATTTTATAACAAAACAAACACATGAATATAAAACAACAAGTAGTTAAAGCTAAACAAGAAGGAATGTCATACAATGAGATTCAGAGACATTATGGAATTCCTCGTTCAACAGCTTTTGACTGGGTTAAAGCTCAAAATTCAGAATCACCCATCAAAGAAAATTTTGATATTTCATCATCGCTTTTTGAAACTAGTGTAGAAGGACATGTAAATGAAAATCTTCAAAGAGAAAAACCATCAAGATTTAAAAAGACAGAAGATGAAGTATTTTCATTTTTAGAACAGTTAACACCAATCAAAGTAACTGTTCCTCAACCAACAACATATCTCAAAGAAGCTAATGATTATGCTATTGTTATTGGTGATATGCATTTTCCTAAACATTGTCCAAAAACTCTTGATATTTTCTTTGAAGTTGTAGCGGAACTCAAACCAAAAACAATCGTTCTTAATGGAGATACCCTAGATCTATTTGCAGTTTCAAGATATCCAAAAGATATTCGTCATCAATATTCATTGCTTGATGAACGTATTGCTTATCAATCTTTCTTAACAGAATTAATCAATCTTGCTCCAGATGATTCCACAATTTATGAAGTTAATGCTAATCATAGTGGTAATGATGTTAATGGTCGTTGGTGGCGCTATCTATCTGATAGAATCGGTGAGCTTGGATGCTTGCCAGAAATTAGAGAAAAATTATCATATGAAGAGGTCTTCTTAGGTCATTTTAAAGAAGATGTAAAGCTTGTTGATTATGTCAACCTTACCGATGACTTTGTTATTATGCACGGTGACGTTGTTCGTAAAAATGGTGGTTATTCTGCAAGAGGAATGCTTGATAAATTTAACATCTCTTTGATGCACAACCATACACATAGATTTGGTGCTACAGCACAAAGAATTCCAGGCATTGGTAAACGTCCAGATACGCAAGTATATGCTTGGGAGAATGCATGCGCTTGTGATCTTAAACCTGTATATGCTTCCGCTCCCAACTGGCAAACTGGTTTTAGTATTGTGGGATTAGATGAACACAATGGATCTCAATTATATTCAGTAGAACAAGTTAGAGTTGATAATGGAATGGCTCATATTTCTACTCTTGGAAAAACTGTCGTTGCAAGTTAAATATTACAGTGGAAAGTTTTGATATTTTTTTTGAAAAGAGAGAAAAAAATCCTCTCAGAAAACAGGAATTGAAAGATGCAAAAACTCTTTCAAAAAAATCCGTCTTTAAAAGAGAACTTACCAAAAAACTTAATCAACCCAAAGTTCAAGATACTTTTAAATTATTAAAATTAAGAGATCCAAAATTAGCTGATAATTTTTTAAAACAAACCGAAGAAAAAATAAAAAGCCGTATATTAAAACCTACGGTATCAAAAAAAGATTATATTAAATTTTTAATAAAAGGTGATGATAAGTTAAAACAACAAGGTATTGAAATTAATATCAAAAAAGATGAACAATTTTTAAATACTCCAAGTAGAATAAAAGTTATAAATCAACTAAATGTTACAATTCCTGCATTTTTAAAAATGGTTTATGGTATTTTACCATTAAAAAGACCAAAGGTTGTTATTACAAATATAAAAAACGAAAATATATCCTATGATCCAAAAGACACAGTACCTGCTTATTATTCAAGAGGTGTGATTTATTTGGATTATCATTACACTGATAGACCAGAAGTGTTATTGCATGAATATGCTCATTTTATAGCTGACTTAATTCCAAAACAATCATATCCAATGTTGTTAAAAGCATACACAGACATGTTGGATGAATATTATAGAAGAATTAAAAAAAGAAAATCTTATAGATTGCAAGATAGTAAAAAAGAAAATTACAAACTGGAAAGAGAAAAGATTGCTAGACTTATGAAATGGCCTTCTCAATATTCTGCAAGTAATCCTGATGAATTTTTTGCAGAGATAATCACAAATTGGAAAAATGTTCCTAACAATGTAGCAACATATAAATTTAAAAGTATAGTCAAACAAGTAATAACAAGAGTATGAATAAAATAAAATACGAAGCGGAAATCAATAATTATTATTTCATCATGAAAGATGAAGATACTATTGAAGTCTGGACCGATTATGATGGAGAGCATCCAGAAAGTTACATTTATGTAAGAGAAGGTTCCATCAAAAATGAAAAAGATTTTCACTTTGAAGTAAGTGATTTTTATTTAAAAAATCTAAATACATGATTATACTTTCAATGATCTTTTTTTATTATTGAAAGTATTACTACATTTACGAGAACAGAATTTACGGTTTATTCTTGATATTTCATTAGGATGAACTAAAAATTCTTTATTACAAGTTGTACATGGTAATGGTATTTTTTTCAACTTTTTACTTTTCAAAGTTCTGCGCTTATTAGAACAAGAAACACTGCAATAACATCCAGTGATTGACATTTGTTTTACATTAGCTGGTTGTCTTTTAAAAAAAGAACCACAACATTTACATTGAAGCTCTACCATAGTTCTATAATAAAGATTTTCCCTACTAATTTTGGTTTTTAACCATTTGTATAATTTATTATTAGTTCTATTGTTTCTATTTTCACTATGCATTGTCATCATAATAGCTGCATGTATCAATCCTCTATTTTTTGGATATATTTTAACTAATAATTGGTGACATATATAATGTTCTTCTGGTAAAAGTTCAACTATATTATCAGGATCATCAGTTCCATTCATACATCTTGGTATTATATGATGTTTTTCTTTATAACTAATTATTGGATTTGATATTTCTCTTTCTTTACCGCGAGATATAATTCTATTGTATATTAATTCATAGTTCATAGTGCAATTATATTTAATAAAAAAATAAATTTTAAAAATATTATCATTAAATAACGTTGACTCGGTGTTTTCTTATGTTCATAGTGCAATTTTGAAAAAAATAAGAAACGCCGAGTCGATATTTTTTGAAGTTTCAGATTGGTTCATTAAAAATCAAAGTCGATAAATTATTAATAAAAAACTAGAATACAATGTCGCCATGTTGTTAAACCATGAACATGTTGAATTCACTCGTATTGGGGATGTATCCATTCCAGATCATTATTTTAATAGAATTAAAACTGGTGATGAAGAACTAGATTCTATCTTTGGTAACGGAATATTGCCAGGATCTACCATAACATTGATAGCTAATCCAGGAACTGGCAAGAGTGTATTATCTTTGATCCTTGCAGAAAAATTAACAACACAAGGATATAAAGTAGGATATACATCTGGAGAAGAAGACATTCGACAAATTGCATACAATGCTAAAAGATTAAATGTCAAAAATCTACAAATTGCCACAATTACAAATGTAGAAGAAATTGTCAAACATATGACAAACATGGATCTATTGGTTATTGATAGTTTTCAATGCCTAACTACAGAAAGTGATTTAAATTCAAGACAGAAAATTCAACATTTTGTAAACACGTTGGTCAAAAAAGCAAAGGTACACAACTGTGCGTTGCTTTTCATTGTTCAAATGACAACCAGTGGAGAGTTAAAAGGCGGAACAACATTACCATATGCAGTTGATGTCAATATAAAAATTGAAAAAGATAAAGAACTTGGTAAAGATTACAGAATCATTGATGTTTATAAAAATAGATTTGGTCCTACCGCTCAATACAAAGCAATCATGGAATCAACAGGATACACATTTCTGGGTATTTATGAACCAGAAGAAAAGGTAAAACAACCCACGATTTCAAAATCACAAATTAGAAAAGAATCTATCATGGCTATGATAGAACCTCCTTTGATCACAGTATCTCGTGTATCACAAGAACTTGACATTAGCAATCAAACTGCTACAACTCTATTGAGAGAGTTGGTTGCTGAAAACAAATTATGCAAGTATGGAAGAGGTTCAGATTCTGTGTGGAAAGTAAACACAGTTAAAGATGATCTGTTCTTGAAAGAATTAATCAAAGAGTTAGAATTAAAATAATGAAAAAAGAAAAAACCATTGAAATTCCTATATCAATAGTTGAAGAAAATTTAACAACATCAGAGTTGGGAACTGTTTTTGTTTTAATGGCATCGCCTTATTTGAATTGGTCATCAAAACAATTATGGCAAATGGATAAAACATTTTCAAAGGATTTATTAAGTTTGCAAAAACAAGGAATAGTAAATCAAGATGAACAGGGGAATATTACAGTATCTTTCGGAGTTCGACAAGAACCTTCCAAAGATCATGAGTAAAAAAGAAAATCTAATATAAAAAGTAAAATATAATAATTAAGTTTCTAAAATAGATTAATAAAAAACTAATATACAATGAGATACAACATGACAAAAGATGAATTAGACCAGCAATTTGAAATCACTCAACAAAACTTCA